CAGTACCTGCAATTGCATTTGTTAATGTGCTAATAGTAATAGATAAATTTCCAGCTATTGAAAGAACCGGCCCTAATGCAGCTGCCACTGCTGCACCAAATATAATCATATCCTGTTTTTCTTCTGAGAGGTCATTAAAAGCATCAACTACATCTGTGGTACCTTCTATAATATCCGTTAATATTGGTTCTAGTTCTTCGCCTAAATCAGCAAGAGATGATTGTAAGTCATAATATGCCTCAGCGCTTTCAACTAATTCCTTATTGTTTTCTCTATATTGTTTATATACTTGTGATAAGCCAGTATTAGCAAGTTTTTGCAAAATATAATTATGCTCTTCGCCATTTCTTTTAGCATCTTTTAATCCTTTATTAAAGCTTTCTAATTCAATGCCAGCTCTATCTAATAATTCTTCAAATTGTCCTACTGATTCGCCCGTAGCAAGGGTTTCTTGTAGTGATTCAGATAAGTTTTCAAATTTGAGCGTATCCTTGAATTTAATAGCAGCTCCAGATAGGTCGTCAAGTATTCCACTCAATTCTTCATCACGAAAACCAGCAGCCAAAAGATTAGATAAGCCTTCGACATTGGAATCCAGTTCTCCTGTTACGGCATTCATTTGAGCCATATGCTGATTCATTTCATCCATTTCAACATTAGCCGTTTTTGCATTGTTTTCAAGTATAGATATTTCTTTCCTAAAATCTCTAGTCCCAAGTGTTAATCCTGTGAAAGCAGCCATAAGGGGCAAAGTTACGTGAGTGTTAAGTTTTTGACCTACACCTTTCATCTTGTTCCCGTACTTTTCCATGTTATCTGCTGCAGTTCTCATTTTTCTACCAAACTCAGAGGCTTCTCTTTTTGTTTCTTCTAGCTGATCGGTAAAATAACTTAATTTATTTTCGGTCTCAATTACTTCCCGCTTAAATGCTCTATATTTTTCATCAGGCAAGTCTCCCTGTTTAAATTGCCGGTCAACATCAGCCTGAGACTTTCTTAATGTATCTAATTTTTCTTTTGTAGCCTTTACCCTTTCGGCAAGTAAATCTTGTTTTTGAGCCAAAAGTTCTGTATTACCGGGGTTAAATTTTAAAGAACGATTTACTTTTCCTAATTCTCGACTTATTTCCCTTGACTGTTTATTAACATCTTTTAGAGCTGCTGAAAGTGCCGTAGTATCTGCACCTATTTTGACATTAAGTCCCCTAATTGTTGAAGACATTCAATCACCTCCTACCCATCATTTTATCTATATCGGCCTGTGTCGCTTTGCGTGGCTTATCAGATTGGTTTTCTCCTGGGCTAATTCCAAAATGAATTTTTGTTAATTTAATAAAATCTAATAAATAAGTTTGATTTAATTCTTTCAACGAATATCCCATTCTTTTCCCATTTGAGATAATCAACAAATCTAGCCTGTCAGTTGATTTTTCTGTTTTTTTTTACTATTTTCTTCCTCTTCATCATTGCCGCTGAAATTTTCTTCAAGCATTATTGCAAGTCTAACAAACCAGTTAAAATCAAATAAGTTTGGCTCTTCAAACTGATTAAGCCATTCATCATAAGTAGAAAATTTATAAATATCATTATCAGCTTTATTGAGTGCATAAACTATTTTTAAAAGCTCACGATAAACAGAATCTATCTCTTTTTTAGCTTCATTAATTTTGCTGAAGTTATCAGATTCAAAGTTTTTGTATTTTTCTTGCATAGTCCATACCTGAATAAGAGTTTTCTCAATTTTATCTAAAAAGCTGTCTTTAAAATTATCATAATAAATTTTAGGGACCAAGGCGGAAAACCTTAGTCCCAATGTTTTATTCCATATATTTATTTTTTCTTTCAACACTAATAATCAGCCCCTATCAAGCAAAGTTTGGCATTGATACAGCATTAAAGAAATTATTATATACAGTTTCATTAGCAGATTTCTCAACAGTTTTCTTGACAATTTTCCTACCATTATATTCGTAGGGTAGCATGTTAATAGAGGCTGTCTCTGTATCAGGTGTGATTCCACTATCTGTTGTGGAATTATTTTGCCCTGGCCGAGCAGCTTTACAGCGATAATATACAAATCTTCCCTCGTCTGCGTCTTCAAGATATTGGCCCATCAATGCAAATTCTTTTTGCTCTCCATCGGCATCTTCCACTAACGCCCCATCATTATCAATGATCATGCCGAACATTTCGGCCAATATGTCATTAGGTATTTTAGCAATCTCCAGGTCCCCGGTATAGCCATTATTGGTATTACTAATATAGTATCTTGTATTATCGGCATAGAAAGTATTTTCGTCGCCTTCTGGAGTAGTTGATAAACTTACAGCGCCTGGTATTGCTTTTGGTTCTCCGTATCCAGTAGTGCCATCTGCTACAGCAGCAGAGCTCCCTAAAGTAGCTCCAGTAGTTCCTGTATCAGTGAAAGATATACTCAGGGTGCTGTCGTTATCCTGGACAACTTTGGTCCAGAGATAGATAACTCCAGACTCATGCCTGGCGTTAAATACATCAGAAATAACATCGTCATTATTAAGAGCATTGACAATAGTACTTGCAACCTTAGTAACATTAGTGTGGGTCTCACTTGCAAGGGGAACTACAACATCATAAGGCGAATCAACCCCTAAGAGAGTGTCAGCAGTTACGGTAATTGTTATTTCTCCGTCAGTAGATGGAGGAGCTGTCACCTCAATTTTTTCTGTTTGTGCCTGACCTATAAAAGCAATATGCACATTTTCTAATCCGAATTTAACTTTTCCATTTCCCATCAAAATTCACTCTCCTTAATCTTTAAATTAATTGAAATTCGTAAATGATTTGATATAAGTCTTCACTTTCGATATATGTCTCAGTTTTTATATATGGCAGTCGTAATTCTTTTAGCTTATTTTCTATTTTTTTTTCATCTGGTGGAAACTTGATTTTGTTATAATACTCTAATTGGTAATTGCCTATGGCTGCATAATTGTTATTATCAGCCATCATATCATTCGAATAAGCAAAAACCACAGTAGTAAATGGAATTGAAGGTGATGATTTATAACTTCCATATATGCAAGGAAAATTTAGAGACTTAATTTCATCTATTAAGTTTGTATATTTAAGTTCTAAAGGTTGATCCCAAGCAGTTCTCCCTAAAATCGCTAAATTAGGAACGTAATATTGCATTAATCACCACCTCGTTTTATTATTTGTTCTATTTCTTTTTCCATCTTCGGAACAAATTTGTCATAAGCTGGTCTAATATGGGGGATAGCATCAACTCTACCACCGCCAACTTTCTGATGGCCAATTTCGAGCAAGTGAGTTATTTGCGGTTTTTCTTTGTTGTATATCGTATATTTTATCTGGCCACCTTTGGAACTTTTCTTTCTAGCCCAGCCTTTTTTGTATTCTCCTGAATCCTCTGGAGAATTATCTGCAGCCTCTTTTCTGACTTTCTTTGCAGTCTCATTGACTTCTTTTTCTATTGATTTGCTGACATCTTCGGTATATTGTTTTACAGCCAAAGTTATTTCTTTTGCCAAATCATCTACACTAACAGTTTTAGCCATTTCCTGCCACCTTCTCTCCTATCAGGACCATCTTTTCGCCTTTCCCCTGGGTACGAATGATGTTGTATTCTTCGCCATCATATTTGAACTTTTCTTCTCCATTATACTCAAAACTGTAGATTTCAAAGGCAATTTCTGGCCTTAACCCGGTAACAGCAGCATTATAGAATTCAGACGATCCAATAGAATACTCATTGGCATATACTTTCCTTTCAGTTTCTTCCTCTATCTGATTTCCATATTCATCCTCTGCAATGGTTGTTGAGATAAGATATATTACCTTGTTATGCCTCATATCAACCACCTGCCGTTATTGTGGTGTCGTTGGTTATGTCAATGTATTCAATATCAGCATCTCCAATTATGTAAGGCACATGATTTTTAGCCCGAGAATAGAACACTACTTGCCCGCTGTTATCTGTTTCTTTAACTTGACCATCAAAAATAACCTGGCATTGTTCCCCAGCTTCGATTGTAACCTTATAATAAGCGTAATCAGATGACATAGACAGGTGATTCTTAAGCATCTCATAAGACTCCTGAAATCTGTCTGCCTCGGGGTTGTCATAACCAAAATTAGCCTTACAGTAGAGAATTATTGCTTGCTTAATCAGCGGAATATCAACTTCAGTCGGGTATTCGCCTTGTATGAATGCTTCTTCAGATGCATCAACTTTATATAAACCAGCTATATTTAGATCAGCTTTAGCAGTATTAATAAGGTTGATTATTTCGCTGTCAAATTCGGTTGTGGTGATTCTTAATGCTGTCTTAACATCATCAATAAGGGCCATTTAATCGCCCCCTTATACAATCAAGATTACATCAATATCAGTTCCGTTTAATGCACTGTTCAACAATACAGTATTGTTCTCTATGTTATTCGGGTCAACCGCAACAGTAGGAGAAGTGCCTTCGAGTTCACCGTCCCTGTAAGCTTTAAGAACGGTATTTAGAGATAACTTATAAGGCAATCCCAGTTTGTTATCAGTGCCCACAGATACTTCATCACCGGCATTAGTTTGTACGGGCAATGCAATGCTGGTAATGGTTTTGAATGCTTTATTCCCCTGGACTTCTGTAGTTCCGTTAAGAGCCAGGGTTTCACTTATTGCGTCATTATTGATGTTGGTGCCATTGATGACTACATTACCGGCCATTCCAGCTGCGCTGCCTTTGATTCTTACACTTCTGGGTACATCGGGATCAGTAATACCTTCTGTAATGGTTTGAGTTTCTGTGGTTAGTGGAGTAGATGCTAATATCCCGGTTATATCTTTTGTTGCTGGTGCTCCAAAATTAACGTGAGCAACAAACCCTCTGTTGGCCGCGACACCATTTGCATCAGTAGTAAGGGTCTGCCCTAAATCATATTTATAGGAATTCATCTTTCAACCTCCTTAAAAATAAAGGGAGTAGGTACCCCCTACCCCCTTAGTTTGATTAAATTACGCACCCTTCTTGATGATAATTACACCATTCGGGTCCAAAATCTTGCCATCTGCAATCAACAGAGCCTTGTTAACTTTTTCATTGTTATCATGATCGGTCCAGCGGTATACCCCCATCTGCATATTACTATTGATTACATAGTCAGAGAGTTTAGCAAATATGGCAACAACATCCCCGGTAGAGGCCGCTTCATAAGGTGCAATTACGTCGTCTTCAACAAGCAGAACTTCCCGGCCTCCAAACCTTTCCTGCGGGCCGCTAACAATTCCGTAATTTGTCCTACCGATAGGCTGGCCGTTGGCGTCTGTCATGCCATCAATGTATCCTTCAAAGGTGCCAGCAGCCATGATGAAAGAACCTCCAGCCCTATATGCAAGGGGTATTTTAGCAAACACTTTCTTTTTCCAGCCCTCCCATTCGTTGAAGTCAGTAGAGGAAAGAGTAATAATATTATCAGCGGGGATCCGGGTATCATTAACAATACCTAAAGGCTGTCCAGAACCGGTACCGCTTATAATTGCTTTATCCATTGCCTTAATCATTGCTTCGGCTACAAGTTCAGTAAATTTGCTTTCAAACATATCAAGAGAAACAGCACTAGCCAATAGACCGATAGATACACGACATTCCAGGCCATGGTAGCTGAAAGATACTTTATCATCAGACTTAACTTTCTGCCTATCAGAAGGTGTATCTTCCCCTATCCAGGAAGCAGTTGGCTTGAGAGTGAGAATAGGTACTTCAACGCCACCCTTGATATTAGTCTTTCTTACACGGTCAAATATCTGGCCGTATTCCTCCATCTTTTCAATCATTTCTTCAAGAATAGTGGTAGGAATGACAGCGTCAACATCTGTGGTATGAGTGAAAGTATCAGCATTTGAGAACTGATTAATCATATTTTTATACTTGCTAGGCATTTCCCCGGTTTTGAAGAAATTCATAAATGCTTTTCTGTATTCCACTGTATTGAACGGATCTTCAGGCTCAATTTCTTTACCTTCGCCAGGCCTATTATCGTTAATCAAGTCATTTTGCCCCGGGACCTGATCTTTAAGAGCATTCATGTTTGCCTGGGCTTTAGCAATCTCCTCATATTTATTGTCAAGGTCCTTAATTTCTTTTTCCTTTGCCTCATATTCATTCACTTTTCCTTCATTAAGAAGGTTTTCTGCCTTTTCCAACAATGCATTTCTTTGGTCAAGGTAATCTTGTTTGTTCTTAAACATTTAATTCACACTCCTTAATTTTAGTAAGTTTAATCGAGCCTTATAAAGCTTAAGCTTATCGCTTTTAGCATTTGACTTGCCTATTTTCCCGTCAGCAAAATTTTCTCTTATTTTATTAATGACTTCCGGCGGCAACATAAAATTGCCCATGTTTGCAGCAAGTTTGTTACCAGTATCAAACATAATCTCATCAACAAAACCGTATTCTTTGGCTTTCTGGGCCGTTAGCCAGGTTTCCTCATCCATCATTTTCAGCAGTTCTTTTTCTGACATGCCAGTCTTAAGCATATAGGCATTAGCTATTGACTTGTTATAGTTTTTTAACACCTCTGCCTCATGCTCAAAATGCCTGTAATCTCCTTGAGCAACCTCGGTGACATTATGAATCATAATTTGGGCTGTGGGTGATATTTTTGTAACTCCACCGGCCATTGCTACTACACCGGCTGCGCTGGCAGCAACACCAACAATTTTCACATTAACAGGCCCGTTATAATCCATTAAGGCTGTATATATTTCAGACCCTGAATACACATCACCTCCGGGGCTGTTGATTATTACCTCAAGTTCTTCTCCATTTGCCTTGTCTATTAATTCAGTCACATCATTAGGGGTTGTCGCTTCCATCTCAAATAGTTCATAGATCCATTTCTCATCGTTGGATACTATCACGCCTTTAATCGGTATCTTCATCCTCTACAAACTCACCCCCTTCAACTGGTTGTGTGTCTAATCTCCGAATAGGTTTATCGCCATCTTCAATAGGACCGAGGTTCATGACTTTACGCCATTCATTAGGTGTCATGGCTCCACGGTCTACCATGTTCAACAAGTTAAGCTTTGTTTTCATGCTGGCATATTGCAAGCTTGAGGCTTCAAATATTATCTTGTTGCCATGGCCCCGCTCTTTTCGGGTGAATAGCTTCCGGGTGAATTCCTCACTCATTTGCTTAGCCAGGGGCTCAATTTC